CCGCCTCCTCCGCCGCCATTGTCTTTTCCGCCTCCGCCATGATAATCGTCGTGAGACGTGGTGTCCTTACCCTTGAAGTAATCGTCATAGGCTTTTGTCCCTGGCTTTACCTTAGTGCCGCCAGGATATTTACCTTGCAAAAGAGCTTTGTCTTCTGCGGCATGGAAGCGCCCGAAATCCGCTTTGGTGAATCTTCCGCCTTCGGCTTTTTTGATCCAGTATTCCGCTTGTGCGGCTGGTGACATACCGTTGTGGTCTGCAAAACCAGACATGTCGCCACCTTTCTGGTGGGTGTCAATCATGCGCCATGCATTGGCAAGATCACCGCGTGAATTTACGTAAGACTCAAACTTAGAGTCAGGAACATTCTTCATGTAATTACGCAAATTACGGTTGTACGCTGCGTTTTTGTTTCCGCCAAAACTCATTTTTCTTCCCTCAGTTCTTTCGTTAGAACTTGGTAGCTAGATTTCCAATCAGGTAACATTTTTTCAAAACCTTTTCTTGCCCACGCTTCTACTGAGTCACACCCCTGGTTCAGCGCGAATTGTTCAATCTCTTTGAACAGGTAGTACCACTTTTTCAGGCCGCGCCCACCGAGCGATAACACCCGCAAAATCCGCTTGCGCGGATAGGTAATAATCTCAGTAATCACAGACGCAACAATTGCGGTGTCCTGCACTACGACCCACAGCTGCATGTCGCCCATGCATAGCGGCGCGTAAACGTCCTCTGCTAAGAGCTCACCTTCGCTGTGGTCTACTGCGGCCTCAATGTGCGGAAGTACATAAGCCCAGATTGCGGCCACCTTATCAGGTGGTACGAAAAAACCTTTAAAGTTTCGTCCAGCTGGTTCCGTCGAACCAGTAGATTCCTTCTCCGGTACTTCCTGGGTTCCAGTCCGTTCCATCGGCATACCTGATGTCTCCCTTCCTTGGGTTGTCCGGTGTTACGTGTGTTGGTTCCAGGCGGAATAACGCCTGGTTTAAAACAATACTTGAAAGACGCCGCAGCTCCGTCACGACGTACTGTGCTAGATCGCGCTGATCAGGCGGCAGCATAGGCGTCGGACCAGGCTCAAACCGTGTTACCGATTTGACCTTCTTATCCGCGTGAATCGCCATTAGCTATGCGTGTACGATCCGCGACGTCCGTAATCGTTTACGTCAAACTCGATGCCGTGCAGCTTCCAATCCGTGTTTGAATCGGACTCGATGCGTACTCCGTAATAACGCCCCGTAACACGACACGGCACCTTTGACTGCTCATCTGGATTAAAGGTGTACGGACCTTCCCAGGTTACGCCCTCCTCGGTGTTCATTTGTGCGCCGACGTAAACATTAACTGTGTTTGCGCCGCTTACTTCCATCTTGGGAAAAACGGCTTTTACGTGTTTGATTGCCGATTGATCTGGAGCTCCCTGCGAATTGATACTTAACCCGGTGCGTTCTATATAAGACGTCATATTTGTGCCGTCTTTGGTATTTCCGTAATCATCGCGGTACAGCTTGGTGTTACCTGGATCAACCATCACGAGATTTTTGAGAACCGAGTCATAGGACCGCGTTCCCCAGGTGCTTGAAGCGGTGTCCCAGGTATCCGTAATTGTCGCCCAGGTGCGTCCACCCGTAATCTCTGCGATGCCATAGGCGATGTGGCTTACATCGGGGAGATCGCGCAAAGAAAAAGAATTGTTATGCCAATTCCAGATTATTGCCTTATCGGGATAGGTTGACCCGATCGATGGAAAACAAGCCAGCATTTCCTTTCTGGCGTAGTCGGCCGCAACGAATGAACGGTTATAGTTATCTCCGTCGATGTTATCGAACAAGTATCGACGCAGCTTGTTCGGCAGCAGTGGATGAATGTTTTGACCGTCCATTAGGTACAGATCAGAGTTTCCAAAGAAGAAAATTCCTTTATCAAATTCAGCTGCACAATTTTTCGCGATCGCACCGATTGTTGGCGACAAGGTGCGGAAGCTGAAAATAAAGGGTGATCCAACGTAAGACATCTGGACGATTGAATCTTCCTTAAAAACAATAAACTGATCGCCCAGGGTCATGCCGTCAACAATCTCGCCGGCGCTGCCTTGCGCTAGTTCATATTCACCAGCGTCCTTGTCTGCAGCGGCCTCATTCCAGGAGCTGGGTACGCTATGAGTCGCTGCCTCATGCGACCATTTCACCAGACGCGGATATTCAGTACCGCTTTCCGTGACGTTCAGCGCAACCAAAAACGTGCGATACGCCCTTATTATTTTGCACGTTGTACTTGCCGGCCAATTGGTCAGGTCTTGTAGCTTGGTTGCTGTACTCGCAGCTCCCGCAGAAGTCGGCCATTCCTGGGGGTCATCAATACCATTGTTCAGAATTAACACTCCACCAATTACCGTCGCGCTCCAGTTCTCTGTCGCAGTCGCGGAATAATTGACGTCGCTACCGCCGCTCTGGCGCGTTATGTTTGTCCAGGAGCTGCCGTCATGGACGTAAACTTTTGCCGTACCGCAAGCAACCCAGAAATATTCACTGCCGCTTGGCAGGGGAGTTAAGAACAGCGGTGAAATCGGACACGTCGCAAGAATCTCCTGGTAGCCCGTACACTTCTTTATCGCATTATCGAGGACGCGCACATTATTGCCATCGCTCCAGGCATTGGGCGGCAGCTGGTACGCTGGAATATCTTTGACGATGCCGAGCTCGCCGATATTTTCGATAGGGATTATCACGGAGCAGTCGGCCAGGAGATGCTGTAGGGGTCGGCTTGCTCAGTAATATCCCGTAACTGCTGACGGTAGACCTCATATTCAGTACGCTTAGCGGCTGGCATCGGCACGTCTGAGTTCATCACCCAGTCCGACTGCGCTAAACGAAAATTTCTTGAAGCCCTTACCTCGATCCACTGCTCGTCGGTTTCGGCAGCTTTTACCGCTGTCCAAGCAGGACGCTGAGTAGGATCATTAAAGACTACTCCAGTATCAAATTCTGATTCGTTGTTTACGCTACCGTAAATTGAGAAACCATCATTCGAGGGAGCAATTCTTGCCAGAATATTGGAAAGCACCACAGTATTCATACTTTCACCTCGTACACTGTCATCACGCCATGCGAAAACGCTGATCCGCCATCATCTGCGTCGTTCACTTTTGAGTAAATTTTGAATTCATTGTTACCGCTTGTGCCGTCTGGACACTGCGCCGCTGTGACCTTCCACAAATACGACCAGCTATTTTGAAGCTCAACCGTAGAGCAGCCGCTCGGCACCTGGTCCCGCATGTCAGCAATTTGAATGTTATCGGTTTGACCCGTTATCAGAGTGCCGGTGGAGTTTGCCAGTCGTGCATAGGCATACATATTGGAACATCCGAGATCACCCCAAGAGGAGTACATATGGTGTGCGCAATGAATTGAAACATGGAGATTGCTCGTGGCCGATGTTTTGTTGTGCGTGATCGACCATCCCGTATCGACGTAGCTCTCGCTTCTGGTAATCGTTGCAGAAGATTGTTCGGTTACTGTTGTTGCGATAATGCGGCCGACATCCGAATCTGTTGTCCAGCTTAGCGCACCAGCTCCGTTTGTTTTTAGCAGCTGGCCGCTCGTACCATCAGCTGTCGGCAACGTCCATCCAACCGTCGTACTTCCCATGATCTTGTACGATGTCTCTGGAGACAGCGGCAAGGTCACCCAGGCGCTGTTTGCTTCGTTCCGCAGCTTCAGCACATTCGATGCGGTATCAAACCAGAGCAGTCCAGCGGCAACACTTGTCGTCGGCGCGGTCGCTTTAACGTGAATGCACTGTACTGCCTGGTCAACGGATGGAAAGCTCGCCAGGATAGTGCTTTTACAGAGACGGATATGGTCGTCGCCAAAACTGACAGCATCCCCTGAAGCGGGATTCGATGAATTCAGCCCACTAATGTATGTTGCGCTTTCTAATGCCATGTTTTAATCCTCGGGCCACACCACGTTGTTTACATCTTCTACTGTTCTTAGTCCCTCGGGCAGATCACGCAATGCTTTGCGGTAGTTCCGCATTTGATCGGTAAGGGTTACATCTTGCAAAGCATACAAGTCTGTAGCGGCAAGCAGTTGGTTCCGACGGGAGCGAAGATCAGCCATTGCACGATCAAACGCACCAGCGTTCCATTCCGCTTCCTCCGCTTCGCGTTGTGATATTTCTTCAGCGGTTAATTCGACGCGCTGACCGTTTACTATTTTGTGCATTTAACTTACTCCGAAGCAATAAATTTGACCATCAAAGTTTCCTGTCGAAACCTTGAACTGAACCGCATCAATATCGTTAGTGTCATTGATGTATCCAGCAACATAGTCATCTAACATCAAGTCTGTGTAGTGGTAACAATTAAAATGAGAATAAAAATGCTTTACTTTTGATGTGGAACTTGGCGAAAAGAGATGCAATTCGCCCGCCGCACATTCGTCTGATCCGTTGCCAATTAACTCAGTCAGCAATATATGTGATGTTGATTGCGCTTGGTCACTTCCAGACTTATAAGCGAGTCCTGCGCTACCGCCTGACTCCCCATGTGACGCCTCAAATGATGTCGTGGTTGCGGTCATTCCGTATGACGAGCCGCCATTGGTTGATGTCTGAAACGTAAAGTAACGCGCATCATCAGCCGGATTTATATCCACGAAATAAAAAACATACTCGTCATACGTTGAGTCAATCCCACTCGTAAACGAAACATTGGCTGAACCAGATGCCGTGGCTGATGAGATAAGAGTCAGTTTTCCGCTCATGATGCCACCAGTCCGTATTGCTTTATCGTGCCGTCAAAGTTTCCGCTTGCGAACTTGAAATTTATTGCATCCACAGCACTTGTACTATTCACATATCCTGCACAATACGCCGTTTGAGTACCATCATTGAAACGGCAATGCGCCAATTTTGAAAAAAAATGTTTCACATAAGTCGTTGAGGATGGAGAAAACAGATGTAACTCTCCGGCGGCGCATTGATCTGCATCACTTCCAGTACCCTGGGTAATTGATTGGTATGATGTGGATTGCGCTAAATCCATGTGCGATTGATAGTCGAGGTCAGCGGAACCATGCGTTTCCCCATGCTCCGTTTTGAACCAAGTGGTTGTCATAGTAACCCCATAACTAATTCCCCCATTAGTGCTTACTTGAAACTGAAAGTCTTGGTTATCCGTAGCAGGATTTATATTCACAAACACAAACATATATTTGTCATAGGTAGAATCAATCCCAGAAGTGAAAGATATTGATGCACTATTACTAGCTGTCTGACTTGAAATCAATAT